CTGGTTTAACAATCAAAGGGGATGGGGGGTCAGAAAATGGAACTCTACAATTAAACTGTTCTCAAAATTCTCATGGAATAAAACTATCAAGCCCAGCACACAGTTCAGGTCAATCTTACGAATTAATTTTTCCTACAGGAAACGTCACAGCAGATAAAGTTTTAAAAGTTGCATCAGTATCAGGGTCAGGTGCAACAGGAGTAGGTCAGTTATCTTTCGGAGATGCTGGTGGAACTAACACTCCATATTTTCACGCTTATCTAAGTGGTAGCGATCAATCTCTTTCTGATAACACTAGAACAAAAGCTCAATTTAATACTGAACTTTTTGATAGTGCTAATGCTTATGACAATTCTACAAATTATCGTTTTACACCTCAAACGGCAGGAAAATATTTTGTGTATGCTTCTATTAGAGCAGATGAAGATGGTGGAGATTTAAGTAAAATTCAAAATCAAATAAGTAAAAATGGAAGTACAGTTACAGGAATAGGAGAAACCGCTATTGATTTTAGAACTGGTGGTGGAACAGATACTACAGTTTATAGTAGCGGAATTGTAGATATGAATGGCTCATCAGATTATTTAGAAGTTTTTGCACAAGTAGACAGTGTAAGTGGAAACAGTACTGAATTAAAAAATAGTGGAACATATTTTGGAGCATACAAAATTATAGAATAGGATAAAATTATGCCATTAATAAAATTAAACGCAACACAGGGATTAACAGGCTCACTACCAGCCGTTAGTGGTGCGAACTTAACAGGGATTAGTGCTGGTATTACAGTAGCAGATCAATGGAGATTAAATACAAGTTTTACTGGAGGTGCTGATCCAATAGCAAGTAATTTAGAAAGAGTAGATGGAACAGGACAAGGATATATTGGCTCTGCTATGACACAAAGTTCTGGAATATTTACTTTTCCGTCAACTGGAATTTGGTTAGTTAAATTTAATTTAAGTGTTAATAGTGGAGCTGGAGTTGGCCCAGCAGTTGATGGTTTGTGTACAAGTCAAATTCAAGCTACTACAAATAATTCAAGTTATAGTATTGTTGCTAGAGCATCTGCTGGAATCCATGACACAAGTGGTGCTAATGTTTGTGAAAATGCATCTGAGGTTTCTTCAATAATTGATGTAACAGATACATCAAATGTAAAAGTTAAATTTAAAGCTGATAGTATTAACAGCACAACAACTGTATCAGCAGATACCGACCATAACAGAACTTTTTTTACATTTATAAGATTAGGAGATACATAAGATGGATAATAATGGCAGACCAAATCACATAGAAGATGCTCTTACAGCAATGCATCAAAATCAATGGTTTACTTGGACAGATAGTAAAAACAAGATTTATGCTAATTTAAGACTCACAGAAAAAATTGGTGTTGATGGAAATTTAATTGATAACCCTGTTACAGAATTACCAAGTGAATCTGAAGTAAATGCAAAACTTTTACAATTACAACAAGAATTTGATAACAACAATTCCTAAACCATAGGAGTCTAAATGCAACTATCCAAACATTTTAAATTAGAAGAGTTTACAAAGTCTATGACCGCAACTCGACGTGGCATAGATAATACACCAGGAGCTGGTGAGATAAAAAACTTAGAGAACTTATGCTATGAAATACTAGAACCATTAAGAGCTAAGTTTGATAAACCTATTACTATAACATCAGGATATAGAAGCCCTGAACTTTCAGAGGCTATTGGATCAAAAAGCACGTCACAACATTGCAAGGGCATGGCTTCAGATATAGAGATATTTGGTGTGCCTAATATAAAGGTTGCATATTGGATACAAGCTAACTGCGACTTCGATCAACTGATATTAGAGTTCTGGAATCCTAAAAATGAAAAAGATATTAATAGTGGTTGGGTTCATGTATCGTATAACGAAAAAGGTGCAAATAGAAAGCAAGTATTAACGTATGATGGTAAAAGTTTCGAGAATGGTTTACCTGATATGAAATGGAAAGATGGGGAGGTAACAGCATAATGGCTTTAACTAAAAAACAAAAAAAATTGCCTTTAGCATTGCAGAAGGCTATATTGAAGAAACAAAAGCAAACTAATAAAAAGAAAAGGAGGAAATAATGCCTGGACATTATGGTGGCGGAATGAAGCCTAAAAAAAAGAAAAAAAAGAAAAAGAATAAGAAGAAGAAATAATGGTTAAATTTGTAAGCATAAGTCCTCCAAGAGGTTATCACTTCATGAAGAAGAAGGGTGGGACTTATGCTTTGATGAAAGGTAATTATAAACCACATAAGGGAGCTGTAAAAAAAGCTAAATTTAGATTACAGAAACAACACAGAGGATGAGAGGATTTACAACAACATCTACTCTAGCAGAAATGATAAACAAAAGGCCGATGAGGAAAAAAAGAAATGTCAAAAAAAAGAAAAAGAAAAAGCGTTCCAAAAGATAAAAAGACAGGAGTTCCTAAAAAATATCTTTCAGGTCTTAAAGGCTCTAAAAGAATGACTAGAGCTAGATTAATTAAACAAGTTGCATCTATTTATAAGTCAGGTGGTTTTATACCTAGAGATTTATTAAAAAGAAGAACGAGGTCATAATGGCATCAAAATTTAGAAGACCTTTGTCCCCAGCAGTGAGATCAACACTTAGACGTAAAGCTAAAGCTAAAAAGGGTGTTTCTTATACAACGTTAGTTAAAGTTTATAGAAGAGGGCAAGGTGCTTTTTTAGGAGCTGGTTCTAGACGAGTTCCAATGTCCGCATGGGCTATGGGAAGGGTTAACTCCTTCCTCAGGGGATCTAGAAAGCACGATCTTGATTTGCGAAGAAAAAAAAAGTAAAAGAGATTATGGCAACAAAGAGTCAACAGAACAGAGAAGAATTGATCCGAGTAGAAGGTGAGCTTAAACTATTAAAGCAAGAGCTCCGAACTATAAAATCGAATCACTTATTTCATTTAGATCAGCGAATATCTCGTATAGAAAAAATTATGTGGGGTTGTACTGTTGCAGTTTTAACTCAGCTTATATTCTCAGTTCTTAATTAGTTAGACAAAACTCTCTCC